CATATGTGTAGCGATATGAGCATCGTGATCCTGATACAAAAACGCTTTCATGGGCTTGCCTACAAGTGCAGCCATGTTTTCGCTTACTGGATCGACTGGTGTTGCATCGTCGTCTGTAGGAACAAGTTTATCTGCGTTCTTTACTCCAAGAACTTCTATCATCTGCCTATGTAACTGAGGTAGGTCATATATCTGCGGTGCAGATTGCGCCATTTGCAGAACAGCCTGATACTGTACAACCCGTTGTGCCATAGTAGAACTGTTTGGATCACTGACAGGTATTACATCTACAGAATCATAGTCTTCCCTACGTGCGTTCATCTCCCCCCTGTATGGTTGATACGCATACTGTTCAGGTGCATATTCAGCCATGATAGCTTTGAGGAGTTTAAACTCCTGCTTCATAGCATAATGCACACGGGCTTGGACTGCGGCCATAGGCTTGAGGGTTCGCTCAAGTAGCGCCAATGTCGTACCAACGGGGGCATTAGCCGACATATCAGAGATATTCATATCACTGATAGCCCCAAGCCTACGGCCTTCTGTTGTAATCTGATTAAGAAGTTGTACAAGAACCTGTGATGGTTCTTTGTATGGAAGTGGCATAATATTGTCACGGATACTACCTGACGGTACATCTACGTCACGCCACTCACCCGGTTCAATCGGTGTATCATCTCCTTTAATACGTAAGCCACGAGACTTAATACCACCGGGAAGGTTAGATAGAGTACCTGCGTCTACAAGCTGACGAATGAGGCTTGTACCTGCGCGAGCATACCCGCCAATAATATGAATAAGCCCAAGACCGTAGAAACCAAATCCCGGTACATATACATAATGTACAAAGTGCTGGCGCTTCTGCATAAGCGGATCATCGGGGTTCCAGTTTCTACGAACCGCGAGAACATTATTAGTGCCACGCTCAATAGTAACTACGTATGGCTTTGCAATTTCATCGTCAGAATCATCTACACCTTCAATAACAAGATCAGCGTGTACCTCGTACAACGCATAACGATCATCATCTGTTATAGAGTACCCACCTTCTTCTGCTTTACGTTGTTCTATATCTGTATGATACGGTTGTGGCTCGTTAAGCTCCATATCCCTGTAGAACCCACTTACCTGAAGTTTCTTTAATTCGTTCTTGGTCTTACGCATTATATGCGTAACACGTTCAGCGCTTTCTATATGAGACGCGCCGTAAGGCACAATAACATCTTCAGGTGGAATGTAGATTGCTATCTGTCGGTCTTTGTTAGGATCAAAGTACACTTTCTTAAATGCAGATCCTGCAAGCCCCAAACTGTACAGCAAGCGTTCGTGTTCGGGACGATACTCAACCATACGTTCTGTTAGTTCATAATTCATATCTGCTTTAACACGAGCAGCAGCTTCTTCTTTTTCTTTTGTATCTTCCCCAATAATTTTAGTCTTTACCGGACCTGATGCTGGGAAAGTCTCACTCATAGTCTCCGCTTGAAACCGGATAGCCGCTTCCGCAAGCACTGTAGAGTATACACCACACGCGCCTTCCCACGGCTCACTGCGCTCCTCATATTTGAAACCAAGGACATCCAGCCCTTTAACGAACGTATCTGCCCAGTCCTTGCGAGAATCAATGTCAGCATCTACCATTCCTACTAAATCATCAGAGAGTTCATCTAGTACCCCTTCATCTAACGACTCTGCTAGGTTAGCATCGAAAGCATCGTCATCGCTTCCTTCTTTTCCGGGTATTAATGTAATCTCAACACTACCATCATCCAGAGTAACCATATCTGGATTTACGATTTCAATTTCCAAACCTTCTCCAGTAGAGTCTTTATTTTCTTCGGGTAGAGGTGTTAACGCTTTTTCAATAGCCATGATATATCCTAATAATAGCCGCTCTGCCGAGATTTAAAATACTGTATTTCTTCTGGTTCATCTGAAGGCAGTCGTATAAACCCACCTTGTCTAAACCTCATAAGTGCCATAACCGTGGAGTCAACCAAGTCATCATGGCTCATAAAAGGAAACCCAGCAATTTCTTCTACAACTTCTTCTGCCCAACGAGTAGCAGGTATCCATACTAACTCGGAAGCTACAATATCAGCAACAGAGTTTAATCGTGCGAGTTTATCCCCTGATCCTCTATGCGGAGTATACTCCTGTACTGGAAGCCCCATTCTACGCATCTCTTGATATAGAGCTGTACCAGAACTTTTCTTCTCAACAATAAAAGAATCCGGTTCCCATGACTCATATTCTTCAAGAGCCAGAGCCTTCAGTTCAGGAAACTCCATACGTTTCTTAATACTATTTAGCAGTATTATGTTGTGAGCGCCAGTATCTTCGTTCAAGAAAACACCCCACGTAGTAAGTGCTGTGTAGTCAGCGCGGTTATGAGATTCTGCGGCGGCGTCAAGAGACATGATAATGTATTCACACGTAGGAGCATCTTTATCGCCCCACTTCTGCCACCACTCTCGTTTTACAATAGACGCTTCTTCCGCCGTAGGTTCCTGCTGGTACTGTGCGTTCCACTGAAACGAAGGCATAGATGCTTTAGTTCGCATAAGTGCGTCAAGATCAAAGAACTCAGGCCATAACGGCTTCTCGGTATATCCAGAGCCTTTCTTGTTGGCTACTTCAAGTATAGCGGGGAACTCAACTATATCGTATTGGTCAGCCAAATCGTTCTGTGCCATATCCGTAACAACACGTCCGGTTAGGTCATCCATATGCCAACGGGTTTGTATGATTGCCACACGCCCACCCGGCATCAGACGGGTACGAGCGCCGTATGTGAACCACTCATAAGCCTTATCAAACACCTCAAAGTTACCGTTGATAACATCCTGTTCCGAATGGGGGTCATCAATAAGAAGTAAGTCAGCACCACGACCTGCAATGGATGATCCAATACCACACGCGTAGTATTCACCACCCGTATTAGTGTTCCATCTACCAGCAGACTTGGAGTCTACAGCTAGGGCTACCGTAGGAAATATAGCTTTATAGTCNTCTGTAGANATNAGATTACGTACTTTACGACCAAAATCCACCGCCAAATCAGTGGTGTGGGACACCATCATCACCTTTTTGTTGGGATTACGCCCCAAGAACCACGCTGGAAAGAATATAGATACTAACTGTGACTTACCGTGTCGTGGTGGGATGTTTACACATATACGGTCTTTCTTGCCTTCTGCTATGTCCATAAGCATATCTGCAAGTATCTGATGGTGCTTGCCTACTATATAATCAGGCTGCATACGCTTACAGAACTCTATCAGGTCGTTGTACGCTTTCTCGTTATGGTTTCTCGTTGACAACTCATCAACAAGAACATTTATCTCAGCTAACTCATCCGGGCTATAGTCATCCAAGTTTGCTAATAGAGCTTCAACATCAAAGTCTTCAAAATCATCAGATAGGTTCTCTGCTCTATTCGGCATTGTCTAAACCAAGTTCTGAATTAATGTCTATAACTTCCCCATCTATAACAATATTATCATCTTCAGGATTGACAAGTTTTGCTAGTTTTGAGCGTAATTTGTCCTTCAGGTCTTTCGTAGACTGATGTGTTATGGTTACTTCTGACTTCTCTGCAAAAAGTCCTACATCAGAGATCTTACCTAACAACTCAAGCGCACGAATACGTACTCGTGGATCAGGGTTATCTGTTTCTAACACTAACTTGTTTGTGACCATATGCCGTATCTGTATAGCGCTGTCGGCAACAGACTGTCCGAACTCCTGTAGAATACTGTTTGTCATAAGCAAAGATGCAGGGGTAAGTGTTGCTGCTTTCTTGGCTGTAACCTTCTTTGAAATTTTTTCCGGGTCTTCGGCATACGCTAAAGATAATTTAGCGGCTACGTCTTTGTCTTCTTTAGAGGGATCTAGTTTTAACCCATGCTCCTGCAATTTTACGGCAGTGTTACAGGCATACTCGGCCCGTGCCTTTAAATCTAGGTAGGGAGTGTCAGAAACAAGAGGAATCCCAAGCTCTGGTTCTACAACTAAACTCATACATATTACTCGCAGGTGTTAACCGTTATGTCCCATATAACAACAAAATATAAAGTATACAAGTAGTTTGGGACTCCAAAGGGGGGTGTTTCCATATATACGCATTTAGCAGATCCGAGGTTTGATTTGCGGAATTGCGTAGTAAAAAATTTTTTACACCGAAATATATACAACTGGGGGGCATAAGCTGTGTCTAGGATTGTGCCTTAAAACTCAAAAAATACCGAAATATTCGCGTGGAATAGTATTTATATAGAGCTGTGCCAGCAAAATAATATATTGGGGTCATGGGGATAGGGTAGGGTCAAAAAAATCGTCTAAAATAAAACAGATGCCCTATCAATCCCTAGTAAATAATGCCTTTTTATTTGATACGGTGCTGAAACATCTATTGCTAATCACGTGTTAAGATGTTCTTATATACTTATCGAAGGGGCAACAACCCTTCTTAACCAGTTAGTCCACGGACTAACACTTTTAGGAAACTAAATATTATGTCAAATAAAATGTTTAACCGCAATAAAGCCATTACTTCTATTGTTAAAGGTGAACTTGGTTCTGATAGATCAAGAAGGGCAGTAAATGATGACCTCAAAGGAGATGGGATTAAACCTGAATGGTTTAAGTCACCTCCTAAAAAAGAGGGTTTGGCTGGACACGTTATCTTTTTCGAAGATACTAAAAAAGCTGTATTCATGGGGTTTCCTGCTGATGTTAGGAAACTTCTCAATATGCCTACTAAGGAAGTACCAACAGGAAACGGCGTTGGGCAATCTGGNATTGTAAAACTGCCNGATG